TCGCAAGCATAGCCCATGAGGAATAAAACCCCATTGGCTGACCAACGGTATACATTCGTTTGTTTCCTTCAATGTCTTTGAATAGTCTTCCAACCATTAGGTTAACCCAATGTTTGGCATACGATTCACCGGCAATTGATTGGACTATTTCACCCAATACCTCACAATCTATATAGTTTGTTGCGCCGGTCAGGTCAATAGAATAAATTCTATTGTCAGGACAGTCACTCCAACCTTTACAGATGTTAGATACATAATTATGCGAATGTGATCCGTCTTCGGGTAAACCTCGAAGTAGACCAAATAAGTATAAATGTAAGCTCTTAAGAGCAGATTGAGTAAAATAATCACCAATAGCGAACACTCGATTCTTGCCTCCAGGCTCTTGCTTTAAAGCAAGTCTGGATGCAACAATAGGGTCGCCCTCTTGGTGGATAACGAGATCCGACTGATACATAGTTTCAATTATACTTTGTAAATCTTGATTTTGAAGATCTATACTCAAGTCATAGACATTATTAATAAGTCCATTACTTGACATAGCCTTAAAATCTAGAGGTACTCCAGCCAGAACGGGACCATTTGGCCCATTCTTGTTGGATATGTATAAATTGTTACCTTGTAATCTTTCTTTCCTACGTTCTAATTGAGATGATGGAAACATTGTGTTAACACAGTGCCTCCAACTTTTCAATAATTGAACGTTCATAGGGGTCGGGTCTTCTTGCACCTTTCTATGTAAATACGATAAATCGCTATTGACATTAAGGTCTGTGAAGTCTCGTGATATATTACGAGAAGCCTCTATCTGACTATAATCTACCTCATCATTCTTTGAAGAAATGAGGCGGTATATTGATAGTACAGTTAGAGCTACCCTTCTTTCATTAATTGTTCCTTCGAGAAAAGGTAGAAATGCCTTTAATCTTAGAGGCAGCAATGAGCGCTTATTAATCACTTTAGTGAATGATAGTCGATCAAATGACTGACCAGCAGCATATCTTTGTGATATCCCGTGATAGCTCTTAAGAGTTTTCAAGGTATATAACAAACCATGGTGCTTCTCTAAATGACTGAACAATTTTGAATATTCTATGATCAATCCGTTTGGGTTAATACCCCAAGCGACTTGAATAAAAGAAGAGATAGAAGAAAGACTTCTAAAAGTCTTTCCCTTTGATAAGCGGCCCGGTATACCGGACCTCATATTCAATTGGACTATTGGTTCTCCTTTGGTGAAGAATCCAGTCTTTTCTGAAGATCAGCTACTTTTAAAAGTAGTTCAGCTTTAGTAAGATTATCAGGATTACTTCCCTTCTTCTTAAGTAAATCAATTCGTTTACGATTGATTGACTTCTGAAATGGAGAAATATCTTGTTGAAACGCAGAGGTTAACTTTTGTGTTAACTTGACTTGTTCGTGAATTAGTTTAACTGATTCAAGACCGACATCTTTAGATGCTTGATTTTCAAGGTCAAGGTCTCTAAGAGTCTGTAATGATTCAATTAATTCAT